GCGTTGACAGGTCACGAAAGATGACCGCAAGCGTCAAAAACAGATGGCAGTCACGCAGCGCAGCGGGCGACATGATAAGGTTTGGACGGTTACCCATTGACCACAGGCGCAGTTGAATGGTGACCCATGCTTCTGTGATATATGCCTGATAATTTGACACGGTAGTGATTGGGTTGCTGCCTGATGGGTTCAAACTTGATGCGCGCCTGTATAGGTCTTGGTCTGTTACCACCGGGTACAGCTTGCGCCGCACCAGTGCCGCCTCATTTCTCCAGATGTACTGTGTGCCATCGCTTAGCGTGACATCCCATTCAACGGTCCACCCGTCGCTGTAATCGTTTGCGCTAAAGGTGCCCGCGCCAAAAGTGTGCGTGGGCTTGTCGCTGACAATACTAAACGCAACAGGCCCCGCTTTTGCTGTGCCGCCTTCATCGTATACAACCACAGTGCCCGTGGTGCCCGCACCAGTTACACGCGCGCCGTTGTACCATGCGTCTACCTCTAAGGTGTTATCAAGGCCCTGCTCGATAAGGTCAGGCATTTGGAAGCGTGCGGTTACTGTCATCGGTTTTTCCTGTCGTACTCATTCGCACAACGCACAGAAATTTCCTCCGCTTTGCGCTCGTCGTATCCGTTAGACATCAACTGGTTCTTGAATTTAACCTTGCCCGCGCGGTCTGATTTTGACGCACCTGTAGCCTTTACCTCATCGGGTAACGCCAGGACGTTGCGCCAATATTCCAGCCCGTTGTCTTTACTCATCAGCGGCCTCTGTAGCCGTTGTGTCTGCTGGCTTTGTGGTGCGCTTGCGCGTTCCTGTCTTCTTTTTTCTTGTAGTCTTTGGCTTTGGTTTACGATATCCGCATGCGATTTCTACCGCGTGGAGCTTTTCTAGCTCACGCTCATAAATGGCCTTGCCCGCCTCTGTGGCAGTGTGTGCGGCTGCGCGGTCAACCGCGCTCTGTGCGCGTGCAACTAGGTCTTCAAGCACTACAGGCGCAGGCGGTTGAATAATGCCGCGCTTCATCAGGTCGCGCAAAAACTCAATGTATCCCACTGTGTCTGTTTCTGGGTCATACACTCGACGACCCACCTGACGTGGTTTTTCCCACTTTGACAGGTGAACAGCGCCACGTGCTCCGTCAAATCGTTTAACATAGCCACCCGGAACGATATCATGCGGAATCACAACCCATCCGTCACGCACTCGTGTGCCAATAGCCGCGCCCATGTCTCCACCGTTTTTCGGGCTGACGTTATCTTGACCCGGTGACTTTTGTAATTTGTGCAAGGCTGGCAGCACTTCCCCGTCCATAATCATCCACCGGTTCGGGTGGTGGATGTACAAAAAGTTCGGCGTGGGCGACATGTTGAGCTTTTCAGACGTGCCTGTGCCTGTCAACGGTTCAGGCGTAGAGCCTGTGAAGCTAGTTGACGTTGTAGTTATGGTGTTGTCGAAATTGTGAGCCATTGTATTCTGTGTCCTTGTTAAAAATGAATGGAACTAGCCCAAAGGGTAGCCCAGAGGACACATCAAAGCCACCCTCTGGACTAGCCCCAAAAAGACTATCGGTCTGTAATAATGGCGCATCCAAGCCCATCTTGAAGGACTGACACACCTACATAGTAGTTGTGAACGAGCTTTGTCAAGGCCCCGGAGGCATCGCGGTCAATCTCTGTGAAGATGGGGGTGTTAGCGATAGGCACAATTTCAGACCCGCCACGAATAGAAGTGACAGATGCTTCTGCGTAACCAATCGCGCCCTGTACAGCCATGAAGCCTGCGCTGTCTGCTCCGGCATTTGCTGTTGGAACTTTTGACGAAACATAGGTATCAACCCCGTTAAATCGTCCGACAAATCCTTGGCCGTGCAAATCCAATAGACTACGGTCAGCAGGTGAAAACGCAATAAGGTTTGAGCTTTCCGCGCGCAAACTGCTTTGCAGGTCTGTCCACTGTTTTGGGAATAGAACAGCAATTGCAGGACCATCCGCAGAGGCTTGAGTCAGTGTATACTGTGCGCTGAACCAGTCATTAACAGACATGGCGGTTGCAGTCGTTCCAGCCGTAGACGTAAAGCCTGCGCCCGCTGTACAGACCATTTCCATGAAGCGCATTTGTGCTGCACCAACAGCCTCCTGTGCTAATGCTGCAACATTAAGTCCAGCAGAGTCTGTAAGATTAGCAAGGTCAGAGATGGAGCGTTGCAACACTTGACGCGCAACAGTAATGTTGACAGATGCGTCTGTGATAGCTGTGTCAGTGGCGGATGCGTTTTCTGCAATTGCTGCCATTGCATCGTAACCGGCAAGGCCTGCAAAAGGTACCTTGCGGACAGATGAACCGCTTCCAGCTTGGTCACCTACAAAGGAGATGGCTGGGTTGCCCCAAAGGGATGCACGGTCTGCAAGAAGTAATCGAATTTCAGCAGCAAGCACTGCGGCAAGGCGCAGGTCTGCAATGTCGGTGTAATATGTAGCCATTAGTGGCCTCCTGTTTTTGTCAATCGGTTTGTGTGGTGTTCAAACGCTGATTGACGGGAGCGACCCGGGCCACATGCTCTGCTATTTTAAATGGTGCGCGTCAATGTGTCAACGCTTTAGAAATCCGTCCTCTGTCACAAACAGGTGTTTGTTCTGTTTGTAGTATTCCGGGTTTTGTGCCGCTGCTTTGTAATCCACCGTTCCTTGATAGTGCGGCTGTGTCGCTGTCCCAGCGTTTGCCGTCACCGCTGGTTGTGGTGCAGGCGCAGGTTGTGCGGGTGCAGTTTGTGGGGCAACGGCTTGCGGTTGTGCTGTAACAGGCGCAGACGGTTCCGCCTGTGGCATGTATGCACGTACGGCGCGCGGCAATGTGTCACCGGTCAACCAGTCATTGAATGCAGGTTTGTCACCTTCAATCATATTGTAGGCCATCTTCGTAAACTGCACGCCCTCCGCATCAAGTATGCCCCGCTGCATCATCGCGCGTTCCATGTCTAAGTCTGCGCGCATCTGGGTCATCTGCTGTTCAACGGCTGCTTTTGCTGCTGCCATCTCTTCAAATGCCTTTAACTGCGCCTGTGCTGCCTCAAGCTGTCCGTTTAGCTGTGCACGCGCTTCCTCTGCTGCTTTGCGCGCCTCGTTTGCCTGCTTAAACCTTGCGTATGGGATGCGTGCCTCTTCTGTGTTGTTGTCTTTTGTGTCCTCGCTCATCTTAGATATTCTCCAATCCACGGCGCAATGCTGCCACGCGCACGATGTCTTTAGCGGCCTGCTGTACAGTCAGGCCCGGTTCAAGTTCTGCTTTTGCTTCTGCTGGGCTAATAAAGCCCCGGTCAAGTCTTTCAAACACGTCTTCACGGTGCGCTTTTCGCTCCTGTGCCGACATAGGAATTTGTCTATATACAACCTCGTACCCTTCCTCGGGGTAATTGCTGCCCGTCATGCTGTTCATGATGATTGCAGTGCGTGACATCAATTGCTCATCAGCGTATGAAAACTGTGGCTTCAGTTTCATCTGTTGTTCACGCTTGCCTTGGTTTGTTAGCGCAATGGCGTATCCACTCCGCGCGTTGCCACTAACCCGTTGAATGTCTGTCGGGTTTAAGCCTGCATCCTGTGCAAGCCTTGCAGCGTATTCCTGCAACGCCATAATCATGCTAGACAAGTCACCGCCTGCATTCCACTGCCCAACGCTGATTTGGTTGCCGTCTTCAGTAGCCTCTAGCATCAAGACGGTTGCTGGGTCCGTTACGATTTCCGCGCGATAACGGTCACCACCGCTGATGTCTAAACCAGACACGCGCCCATTTGCAATGTATCGCTGTGGCCAGCTTGCATCCTTGAGCACGTGGAACCACATCGAGTATGCAACTGCAAGATTGAGCGACCCATCAACCACTTCCATCATTTCGTATGAATCCCACAACCGGTCACCCAATCGGTCAGCGTGATACATTTGGTATGGCAGGACAGGCGTGCCGTCCTTTTTGCGGTAGGGGTACGCGTCGCCGCACATGTCACCACCAAGATACATGTCGGACAGGTCCACCGCTGCACCCTCGTAGTACCCTTTAGCATCATACACCTTATAGATGGGATATGATGGGTCGCTAATATCTAGCTCATCAAACGTCCAGCGCATCGAGCCATCCTCATGCTCACGCTGTCGCATTTCGCAAACCTTCAAAGGCTCATCAGGTCTGTCTGGGTCTGCCACACAGTGCACCATGTCAGGGAAGACAGGCCGATAGTTCAACACACCATCAATATCCACGTCTATCCTGTATAGGCATTCACGCATGCCCACAACCCAGCTTTGAAACCGCTGTTGCTGCTGCCACAATCCTGCACGCTGTATGATTCCTTTACGCCCCGTCAGCGGAATTGCGCTGTCATCAGGATGGAACACGCGCGGCTCACGGTCATACAATACAGACATCTCGCGGCAAATAACGCGAAAGATGTTTGAAGACTGGTCAATCGCGCCCCATGCCTCACGGCGCGTGCTGCCAACGTGCTCCTGTATCTTGTCTATTAGGTCTTGCTTCCATTCACCATCGAGCATGCGCCTGCGCAAACGCGTGTGGTGCCAGCGTTCAGCCTCACGCAGGTCAGGTGGTACAGGTATCTGCGGTGGTACGGTGTACATGTATGTCATCTTCTAATCCTCAAAGCCTGTGCCTGTCCTCTGTTTCTGCTAAACACCCACGTCTGCAAGCTATAACGTAGCGCGTCAATGCTGTGTTTCCACTCATCATCACGCATCTGCCACCGCTTTAGTGAGTTTATCAAACTTTCACAACGTGGATTAATGTGAAAGTGTCCGGGCCTAATCATAGCATAATGCACAAA